TAAGCAGCAGCAGTAGCGTAAGCTGAAGTTGGATCAATTAAAGTTCTGATCTTATCTTGATTATCAATTAAATCAGAATATTCATAATCCGAAAGACTAACTCTACGTCTTGCATGTGGAGTGTCCATTTGCGGGGTATCTGCATGTCTAGTTAATCTCTTAACCGCAGAAGCAACTCCGACTTGATCGAAGAAACTATTTTTACCCACAACTGTTTCTACATCAACAGCAGATCTCAATAGAGAGCCTTTTTGTTGTGATAGCATTTGTACATTGTTTGAATACTGCTGTACAAAAGCTGTAGTAATTTGATTTGACATAATTCAAATCTCCTTAGTTGTATTGGTTAATTTAATCGATTTGATTGTCTCCAGGATTGGAGGTCTCTTCTGTAAATTTTAAGACTTCACTTTGTCTTTTTTCGAAGCGGTCTTTTCAGATTGTCGCTTAGAATTTTGCATAACCCATTTGAAATAATTTTCTGCAATCGGTAAAGGATCTCTCCTATCGTTCTCAGGTCCAAATTCAGTAGCTAGTCTTAAGCATTCTAGTCTAACTTCTGTATCTGTAATTATTTCGCCTGGTTCAAACTTTTCACTAGCCATTTAATAACTCTCTTAATTTAAGAACTTCTTGAACAGCCTTTTGATGATTTGGATGTGTTTTTATCCAGTATGGAGAACCTTCTTCAGTTAATGAAGTAATTTCTTTTTCAATTTCATTAGCTGTCATATAAGAAGAGCTATCTCCTTTAACTACTTCATCTTCAGATAATTTCTCTGCAAGTTCTGAAAAAGCTTTAACTACATTAAGATTATCTCCAAGTCTTGATCCATCAGCTAGTAAAGTATTTTCTAAAAAATCATTACCTAATGTTGAGGATGCAAGTCTTTTAGCTTGATCTAATCTTTTTACATATTGAGGACCAAACTCTTTTTTAAGTTCATTCTCAGTATGTAATCTTGTTTGAGCTGCTTTTTCTTCAGCCTGGACAGAACTACCTTCATTTAAATCATTATAAAATTTAATTAAGCTTTCAGCTTGTTGAGGAAGTAATCCAAGTTTATGAGCTTGTTGATTAAAAGTAGATAATAACTCTTGATCAACTTCTCCTTCCTTAAAATTATATTTATAATCCTCAGGTTTTTCTGGAGCGCCAAGTTTATTAAAAACTGCTTTCCAATCTTCTTCAGTTGCAAATTTATTAGGTACTGGAATTTTATCTGCACCTACTATCTTCTGCGCTGAGAGATATGATTTTACAAAGTCGTTCATGTCTTTAAAATTAGATAAAGACTTTTCTCCTCTGTACTCTTCAGGAATTAAATCCTGAAAATTATTTTGTGTTGTTTGTTCTCCAGATAATACTGAAGATTGCGATTGATCCGTTGTAGTTTCAACTATCGGATCAGATTGAGCTGATTGCTCAGTTGTCTGATTGTCCATTAAGTTACTCCTTATGAGGTTTAATCATCGCTTTTATAAATATCAAAGTTGATCTTTGACCTTCTAGAAAAGCAGTTTCGTGACTGTTATCTTTTGAGAATGTAGTCACAAACTCATGACATCTTTTTTCGAGGTCATTCAAAACTCTTTGTCCTTGTTCGGAATTAAAAGTAATTCTGTAATCGTTTTTTAATTCTAGTAATTTTTTATTCTGATCCATTTAGAACTTCTTTAGCTAACGGTGCAGCATTCTTAGCCATTTCACTTTCAGCTAATTGTTGTTGCATTTGCATTTGTTGTTGTTGAGCTTCTTGTCGTTCCATCCTTATTGCTTGTACTTCTTTGTCACTCTTAATCATTCTTGCTGGTAAAGCTAAAGTTTGAACTATTTGTTTAATTAAACCGTTCTCATCTAAGTAATCTTGAACTGGTGCCATTTGTGAAATAGATCCAAAGATTTCTAATCCTCTCATAATGTTTTGCAGCTCTTGACCTTTTTGTGCAATAGCCATTGGAGATACATATTCAATATCTATTTCTTGATTAGCTAAAATTTCTGGTGCTTCTCTAAATAATTTATTTCTAAGCATGATAGAGAAAACTCTAGTGATCATTGGCTCTAATAATTCACTTTGTATTCTTCCCATTACAGGACCTAAGATCCTCATCTTCTCTTCATTTCTTTGTAGAACTTCTGTTGCAGTCATTGTTCTATTTTGTTGAACTTGCAACTGATCTACATGAAACATTCTAGCAATAGCTTCTCTTCTTTGATTTTCAGCATTTAAAGTAACTGAAGTATTTTGACCAATGTTTAAAGGTTCAATTCTATCTCTAGATCCTGATCTATAATAATTTAAACTACCAGGAGACATTCTAATTGGAGACAACATACTATCATCTGGAATAAGAAGCGGTGGATCAATTTGTTTTGCAGTAGCTTTTAATCCATGCTCAACCATTTTATTTAAAACTTTTACATCAGGTAAAGCATTCATTGCTGGAGATCTTCCATAAATCTCTGTTGATGATTTTAAGTATCTTGAGACAACGTAAGGATTTTCATTAAATCCACCTACTGAAATTATGTGATCTGTTCCATGCTCAAAGTAAATACTTTGAAACTTCATATTCTTTTTATCTTTTTTAGAACTATCATAAATAGCTCTTGGTCTAACAATATGACAGATCTCTACATCATCGTAAGGATGAGTTTTATAAGTAGTATTTATTTCTTTTGATAAATTTTCTGCTCCAAACTTTTCAACAGCTTGACTAGCAGTAATTTTAAATTTTCTATAAACATTATCGACTAGACCTTTTTTATTTTCTTCAACATAAATTTCTTTGATGTGTCTAGCAGAGAAACGAACTATATCTTCTTCATCTTCTTCAATCATCAAGCATGATGTACCGAACGCTATAAGATCGTGATAGTTTTCGTGTATCTCTTGTTGAAAGTTAGATCTAGCAAAAGCAAGATACATTTTATCAATACAATCTTCTAACCATTCTCTAGCTTCATCATCTTCATTTAAAACCGCTTCTTTAAATCTTAATGAAAACCATCTGTTTGCAGATGACGTAAGCATTCCATGTAGTGAAGCAGCTAATAATTCTAAAGAATGAATACCAGTTGCATCAAAGATTTGGGTAGATCTCTTGTCTCCTCTAGCTCTCTCTTTAGTAATCTCAGCTTTTCTTGGTAGCATTAAATCAGCAACTTCTTGCCAATGACTTTCCCAAGTAGATCTTTTTTCTTTTAATCTAGATAGATTATTCTTTAGCTCTGCAGCTAGTTTTCGAAGCTCTGGTGTTTGCATTTATTTTTTTCTTTTTCTTTTAGCTTTATTCTTTTTGCTATTTGGAAAACCAGCTTTCATATTTTTATAAGCTTTAGCTGATATAGTTGATTTCTTTTTAGATCTGGAAGTTCCAGCTTTTTTTCTTTTATTAATGTTACGGTATAAACTCATTTATTAACCTCCTAATAAAGTTTTCTTACTGAGTGTTGGATAATCATCTACTCCTGTTACAGAGGTTAGAATTGTCTTTTTTCTTCCTTTTTTCTTATTTTTTAAAAGAATATCATCAGCACTTTCAGTAGTTTCTGCTTCTGTTGGAGCTGTTTTATCTGCAGTAATTAAATCAGACTTAACATCAGTATTGTCCATTTGAGATTTTACTTTTGGTTGTTCAACAGATTTAATAGTTGGTTGATTATTATTATCATTACCACCATCATTCTTAGGATTATTAAAAGGTTTTCTTTCAGGAGTTACTCCAGCTGCTTGACCTTCGTAATCTAAAACATTTTGTTTTGATTTTTTTGCACTATTTTTAATTCCTCTAACAACAGCACCTACAACTCCACCACCTTTAATATAATCTACAACAGCATCTTTAGCTTTTTTTGCTGGTGTTTTATATCTATTAGCTGGTCCAGTATTACCACCACTACTGCTTCCACTAGAAGGTCCACCCATAATTATACTCCGAAAGTTAAACTAGACTTTGTATCTCTAGTATCTTTTTTATTATTAATTGGTTTAATTTCTTTTTTTAAAACTAAAGGTTTTTCTTCTTTAGGTTTTTTTGAAAAAAGTTTTTTAATTAATTTAAACATTATGAACCAAGTAAAGTTTTCTTTTGAATATTCTCATCTTCAATTTCATTAAGACCAGTTCCAGTTAGAATAGTAGATCTTCTACCTTTTCTTTTTTTTTCTAAATCTTTTAACTTTTGTTCTTGTTCTGCTTCCATTTCTGCATCATCTACTTCAGGTACATCATCTGTACTTGGCATTTGCATTGGAGCTGGATCA